CAGGATTATCATTTTTTGCCCACCAATATAGGCTCCCAATATTTATTCCACCAGTATCCCGCATACCAATCTTACTCCAAAACTTCTGACAACATCCGGGCTCATACTTCGAGCTCTTCTGACTAAAATCATCAAATATATTCAACAAGTCATCATTAGACGAATCTATGGAATGAAGAGCAAAAGCCAAATCGCGCCATTCACTGTATTCATCGGCCCTCCTTGGGTTCAACATCATAACCAGCTCACAAATTTCCTGAATATCATAATTCATATCGGCAGTATCCCGCTTTCGGCTCTGTTTTCGAACAATGTCCTTCATTTCATAATTATCAATCTCCATAATCTTCGATTCCCTAATAATCGACAGATTACCATGATTTCTAATACTCAAAAACTTAGGTAAGTCATACTCATTATAATTCGTCTTATTAATAATCTCCAATGATTGATTAATAACATAGGTAATCTCATACCGAGCCACATTTTCCTTAGTGCTTCCATACATATACCATCCGACTTGGTCAATAACTAACTTATCAATCGCGTCATAAATTGTATTATCCGTAGGAATCGTCTTGAATAGATTAATTTCCTCTAATTCTTTGATAACATTTTCCCGAATAATCTTTTGAACAGCTGGAGAACTAACTACATAAGGGAACATGATATGAATTCCATCCTTCATAATTGCGGAATCTACACCATTCGCTTTGTGCTTATATAAATATGGAGAAGGTCTTTCAAAAACAAAACATAAAACATTCGGATTTTCAAAATATTCAATAATGTTTTTTTGATAAATTTCACAGATTTTCTTGATAAAATCGACTGAATACTGGCGTGTTTTTAAATCAATATTGAACCGGAGGTCGATATCAATAATAAATGGACAGTGATCAGAATGTTGCTCAATTAAATGAATATCACAATTATTTATCATCATTTGCTTGTATAATTCATAAAATTCTTTCTCATTACTTTCATCAACTAAAAACTTTCCGGAGTGCTTAGATATACCAGTGTGGGACGGTTTGATGAGTGTCCCATTTTTTATACGAGATTTATTGAGAAAATTTATAAACTGTTGTTCAATTATATTTTTATTTTTCTTTTCTAAATTAAGAGAATTCTCAATGATGTAATAATATAAAATTCTTTTAATTTATTTTACATGAAAAATTGAAATAATAATTTAAATAAATTTTAATTGTAGAATGAAATGAATAATAATGGAGCACAACCAAAAAAACCAATCCCAATGCGTTCAAGACGCATTATGGGTGATTTTAGAGAATTATTAAAAGATTCACTTGAAGGAGTTTATATTCATTTTGATGAATTGGACATTAATCATATGATTGTTATGATTCGCGGTCAAGAGGGCCCATACGAATTCTGTCAGTTTTTATTTCACATCCGTTTTTCAGATGATTATCCAATGACTCCTCCCATAGTCAAATTTTGTTCCAGCGATGGAAAAACGCGCTTGAATCCCAATTTATATATTGATGGAAAAGTGTGTGTATCAATCCTTGGAACATGGCAGGGAGATCCTTGGACATCAGTTATGACAATTAAGACAGTCATTTTATCAATTATGGCGCTTGTTATGACTGGCGAACCATTGAGGAATGAACCCGGATTGGAATCATCTCCGGCAGATAAAATAGAAATATACAATCAAATTGTTGAATATGCTTCACTGAATATTTTGGTGAATCAAATAAGTCATCCATCTGAGATGTTCGTCCCTCTTTTAAAAAATATGAAATCGCAATTCATTAAGGATTACCCTACACTCATTGAAAAAGTAGATAAACTCATTCGGTCTGAAAATAATCAAAAGACTGTTAAAATCAGTTATCATTCACAAACGGCGACTCTTGATTACAATTCTTTAAAGAAGCGGATACAAGACCTTTATGGAATTGTATCATTGGAATCTTTATCTTTGGAATAAAAAATGATTTAAAAAAAATCTAATAACTATTATAATAAAATGAAGTTCTGTCCAGAGTGCGAAAGTTTATTACATTACCGTGAAAAAGACGGAAAACTAATTCATAAATGTAATGGTTGTAATTACATTTCAGAAACAAATGAAACCCTAATTTCTCAAAATTCGTATTTGAGCAATAATAATCCAACTTTTGGTAATAAGAAAAATTTTATCTATGATATGACATTACCAAGAACAACGAAATATGTGTGTCCGAATGATGATTGTATTACCCACGCGAACCCAAAGAAAAAAGAGGCCATATATTTTAATGAGGGAGACAGTTTGAAAAATATCTATATTTGTAAAGAGTGTAATACTGAATGGAAATATTAGGATTTGTCTTTTTCAACATGATTTGGTCTGAATATATAATAACCAGCTACTGATAGTCCAAATAAAAAGGCAATAATTGACATGATTTGTCCAACTGTCATTTATATTTTATAATATATTTTTTTAGAAAAAATTGAAAATTCTTATTTAAAAATATCTAACATATTAAATAATATGGACGCTAACGAGATATCTCCAGATTTAGAATCAAATGAATCAAATGATTCAAATATAAATAATAATTCGAATCAAATCAATGAATTAGTGGAAGAGTTCGACGACCTCAAAGCAACATATCAGTCCATGATTAACCGTCGAGAAAGGAAAACAATTCCGATTCTGTCAAAGTATGAAAGGACTCGTGTTGTTGGAGAAAGAGCAATTCAAATTTCAATGGGTGCGCCTCCTCTTGTAGAAGTCGGAAATTTGGAAAATCCAGTTGATATTGCGGAAAAAGAACTACGCGAAAAGAAGATTCCGTATATTATCAAGCGGGTATTACCGAATGGACTGATTGAATTATGGAGCGTGGATGAATTACGGATTGATTAGAAATCAGAAAATAAACTTATCAATATAAAAAATTATTATAAATAAAAATTATGAGATAATTTTTATTACTTACTATTTTACTTTTTATGAAAAGTAAAATAACTCAAAACAATAACAATAACTTATAATTTAAGCAGTAGCAGTGAAATGACGAGAAAGAGCCTTCATAAGGGTGTTGTAGAAGCAGTTCTCCTCCTGAACAACTTTACCCTTCTTGTCCTTAACTGCGCAAAGCTCAGGGAAAAGACCTTGAAGAGTCGCATCCATATTAATCTTGCGCTTGTTAGTTGCGTCTTGAAGCTTGTGGTTGCGAATGTAAGATGTCACCAATTTAAGGGCCTGTTTTCTTGAAACAAGAAGGTGGTCGCTATCATAAGTTAGGTTCTCGACGATAGGAGCATTGTCATTGTCAGTCAAGTCCTTGTGAGCCTCAAAGAAGGTCTTCATCTCAGCGGTGTAAACGGGCTTAAGCTGTTGAAGACCCTTGTTTCCGTTGGATGCGCGGGTTGAACCACGTTTTCCCTTCTTCTCAAGACGCTTAACATCGCGCTCGAGCTTCTTAATGTTTGAAAGAGTAGAACGGGCCTTCTTAATGAGGGCTTGGAGAGTGTTCTGGCAAGAATGAGCCATCTCTAAAAGAGCAAGGGTCTCAGCTTGAAGGGGGGAAACAACACTTGAATCACCAGCATCAACTGCGGTCTCAGAGGTCTCGACCTTCTCGGGGACAGCCTCTACGGCGGGAGCAGGAGTAGGAGCAACCTCAACGACAGGCTCGGACTGAGCAGTGTCCTTCTTGGAAGACTTAGTAGAAGACGAAGATGAAGATACAGATTTCTTAGATACAGAAGCGGTTCCACTGGGCATCTCTTATAACATAGAATACACTAAAAAAACGTTTTTTTTACGAATGGATTAATTAATTACATAAAAATGCGTCCTAAATAATTAAAACTTTGAAAGATTAAATTTTTGAAAGATTAAAAAAAATTGAAAGATTAAAATATAAATTTTTTAATGACTAAAACATTCAAATTAAATGTCAGCAATTCAAAGAAAGTCAACAAAGAAAGAACAACAATCTGATTCATCAGAAGTTCAAGTTCAAGAAATAATTGAGATTCCTCTTCCTCAACCTAAGAAAAAGGAAAAAGGTTCTTCTAAAAAGGAACCTGCTCCGATTGTGGTCGATGATGACTCTACTCCATCTGTCGTAGTTGAGGAACCAAAGGCCTCTAAAAAGGAAAAAGGTTCTTCTAAACAGAAGGAACCGAAGGAACAGAATGATTCTAATCCGAATGTGGTCGATGATGACTCTACTCCATCTGTCGCAGTTGCGGAACCGAAGCCCTCTAAAAAGGGAAAAAGTTCTGCTCCTAAACCAGAGGAACCAATTGAGTCAGATTTGGTTGAACAAGCCCCTTTTAAAAAGAGAAAAGGAAAACAATCTGTTTCACAAACTGAAACATCTGAAAATGATGAATCCGGAGTTGAAAGCGAGACTATCGAAAAATCGAAAAAACAATCTCCTAAACCTTTGGGTGAACAAATGACTGATTCAGTTGAAACATTGAAAGAAAATGTTGAAAAATCAAAAGTTTTGATTGAATTGAAAGATACTCTTCAAAAGCAAATTTCGGCTTTAATTTCATCAAGAAAGAAGGAATTAAAGAAATTGAAACTTGATGACGAGTCCGAAGATTTAACCTTACAATTTTTGGAAAAACAAAAAGAATGTTTGAAGAATGAAATCTCTGAATTGAAATCATCAATTCGCGATTTGTCTTCCATTTCAAAGGTCATCGAGAAAGCTACTAAACAGCTTGAATCTAAAAGAAATAAGTCAGACCCTTCTAAACCAAAGAAAGAACGGGCCAAAATACTTGTTCCGGTTTCAACAAAAGGAATGAATAATTTCATTGAAAAGAACTATACTCTCAAAACCAATGATGGAAGCCAAATCTTTGAACAAAAACCAGAGAAGAATTCAGATGGGAATTTCTTAGTCGAAAGAACAAAACTTATGCAGTTAATTCATGCGTATATTCGTGAGAAATCACTCAGAAATACTTATCCGGAAGACAAGGGTCGTATTCTTCTCAATGATGAATTGAAGCCGTTGTTTTCAACATATTTGGATGGAGATTTGGATAAGAGGGTCGACAGCACGTCTATTTTCTCAGTTCTCAGCAACCATCTCGAAAAGAAGGCATAAATCTAGCATGATTTTGATTTTTGGATAAAAAACAAAATAATTATTTTATAACTACATATATTCTGATTTACACATTCTCACATTTACACCACAATCTGAATCTTTTTATTTTTGGGGTCTAAGCCCTTTTACTTCTACGTAGTAGAAGAAAAAAGGGGTTTTATTTATTCAACTCTTTAATCATGTCATCTATTCTACTTATACTCTTTTCCTCATAATTCTTTAATAAATCCTTAATATTTGTCGTCTTCGAAAAATGATATAAGTCATACTTCGAAATCTTAAAATTCATATGATGAAATGACTTAAACACTTTTTGTATATCCTTGATATTTACAAAATCGTTTAGCTTAAATTTCTCTCGGTCATTATCAACTCCAATCATTTCAAAGTCATACACTAAAATATCGCTAATCTTCTTCTTGTCTAAATTCTTAATTGAGCAAACAGTCGGAACTTTTCCATTAATTGTATAAGAATTTATATATTTTAACTGACATGACCTCGGTAATAATAGCTCATATTCCGATATCAAATAAACTGGATAATCATTCATATTATGATTTATCTTCGTTCGTCCTTGTCTCAACATCGAAAATACGGTCAGTTCACTATCTAAATATAACACTTTCGCATTTTTTGGAATCTTAATCCGGAACAAGCAACATTTTGCTTTTTTCGTCTCAACAAAATGAGAATCCAAAAAATTGAGGGCCTGATCATTCAATAAAGATGTCGATAAATAATTCTCAAAAGAGAATATGTCACCCTTCTTTAATTTCCTTAATTTATTTAACATGTTTTCTTCTAATTGCTGGTCTTTGAAATCAATTCCACGATAAACATAATACTCTTCAGTTGTTTTCGGACATTTCTTGAAAATTTCATCCAATTCAATAATACTCTTTATAATTCTATAAAATGTGTAAAAGATATTATTTACGAACTCAGATTTTAATGTTGTTATATCGATTGTTTTCCGGTTTTTGAATATAGCGTCAATAATTGAAAATAATGATTTGTCATAATTTATAAAAAAATTCTCGCGATCATACAAGAATGTATTAATCATCTTATACCCATTCAACTTATAATCTTGTAGTATATATAATCCATAACGCCCAATCTTATCGTAAAACTTATCATATATTTTCTTTAACTTAATTGACTTCCAATAAATTGCCTGCTTATATTCTTCAATCAAATCTGTTATTTCAATAATCGATTTAGTATTAATCATTAATAAATAAAAGAAAGAAATTTAATTAAAAACATTATTAAGTTTTTGATTAGTAAAGTTTATTTTATAAAATAATATTTATTGTTTTTTATCCGAAATCAAACGTATCTGCTTTTACCTCTTTGAAACAACCTTCTTCGAAGTGGTAGGAGCAGAAGCAGGAGGCTCGGCCCCCTTCTTAACAACCTTCGCTGAAACAGATTGGACCTTCACAGGAGCCGGAGTTTCTTCTTCAGACTCTTCCTCTTCATCCTCTTCTTCTGCTTCATCGCTGTCGGGAACCTCTTCTTTCTTCAAAGACTTCGGTTCCGGCTTAGAAATAATTTCGTCTCCATCTCCTGATTCTTCCTCTTCATCCGAATTTTGAGGCGCAACCACAGCCTTAGAAGGAGCAGACGCAGACGCAGTCCTTGTTAGAGGAGCGGCAGATTCTTCGCCTCCGGAACGGAAAACGAATGATTTCTTCTCTACTGAACGAGGAACAATGTGAAGTTCAGTGATATACATTTTCAATCCAAAATTTGTTGGTATAGTAGAATTTTTTGTTGTTGAATAATAATAAAAATTCAATTTAACAATCGCATCAAAATATGTACCTGGTGGAAAACATTCAATCAATTCATCAAATGTTCCGACCGAAATTTCATTTCCGGTATTTGAATCAATAACCTTGATATTCGGCTTACCATCCATAGTATAAAATGAAAGATTTGCCGAAATATATGTTATTACTTCGTCTCCATTACCTGATGCACCTAATTTTTCATTAAGACATTTTTTATATTTACCATCAACTAATTTTTGACCAAATTTCTTACCAAATATTTCTTCTGAATATGGTGTTCCATGTTGTTCAACTGAAAATGTGTCAATCTCTTTTAATTTTTGATAAATTGGATGTTCATTTGAAAAAGAAGAATGAATCGAATATTTATTGCCACCTTCTTGGCCATCAGATGATATGCCTGTTGAAATACCAAATTTACCATATAACTCGGTTAATTTTAGTTTCATCCATTCCGAACCATTCAATAAGACTTTCGATTTCAGTTTTCCACTTTCATTCCTTACTGGCTTTGTCGCCTTCAAAGAAGAGATATCCAAATCCTCAATCGGGATAACATCATCTTTCTTTTGATATTCTTTTTTCTCTCCTTCGCCACGGATTTTGATTGCTTCACACATAAATGAGTTAGCAAATTTTCCGTTGCGGTCGAAATAAAATCGGACATAACCAATGACGGAAACAAGCATATTTCTCTGAATACGTGATTCCAATTCCTCAAATGTAGATACAGTTTCCGATTCATCATTCTCTGATACAATAACAACCGAAAAATTCTTCGATTTGTATGCTGTCTGAATATTGAATCTGAGCTGTCCTTTGTCATTCAAGAAACCATTACATAAAGCGCTCACGACCGGTTTCTGGTCCTTTGAATAGCTCTTACCGAAAACGGCTTTGTGATTATCAAAAATGATGTTATCGACTCCTTTTCGAAAAGCTTCAATCTGTTTTGCTGATTCACTATCAAATTCAATTGTTAGCGAATATGAAACACTTGGACCTTCTCCATCTCTCGGATATCTCGAGGCTGGATAAACGGTTGAACCATCGACTTGAAATGAGAATTTCTCTCCATTGGAAGTCAATGAACCATTTTTTGATCCAGTTTTTGTCTCTGACATTACCAGATGAATTGATTCATAATCAATTTCGCCCTTGTTCAATAAAGGAAGACCTGGTTGTTGTTCTTGTTCTTGTTGTGTTGATGACATTTCTGCTTTGTTATTCATCTTATACTGATAATATTAATATTCAATTTTTTTTAAACTGTTTTTTCGTCATTGGATTTTATTTCATAATTGTAAAAAATTGATTTAATTTAAAATAATTATACCTATATATTAATTATAGAATGTCAAATACTTGTTGTTCAATAAAATCCAAGAAAGAGCCAAATTTTCGATGTAATCATCCTACTGTTCATTCAAGCGAATACTGTGGAATACACATCAATGCTAAAACATTAGTTCGTTTTGTCGGAGGATTCGGAGAATTATCTCCGAAAGTAGAAGTATCCCAAGAAATTCCAGCAAAAAAACAGACGCAAGAAGTTTCTCTCACTAAAAAAAGAAGTTATTCTCGAAATGAATCTGAATCTGAAAAGAGAGCATCTACACGTATTCAAGCTGTATTTAGAGGATGGAATATTCGCCGTCGCTCGAAACCAAACAATATTGATGATTGTGGAACACTGGAAAAACTATTGGAAATCCCAATTGAATATTATATTCAATATCAGGACCCAATTGATAAATTATGGTATGGGTTTGACATTCGAACGCTGGAATCGATTCTTGAATCAAATCATCCAGTCAATCCATATAATACGAAGGACCTCAAATCCAACGAAAAACTTATGGCGAATTACGCCCATAAGAAATCATTCCTTTTAGACAATAATCGAAAAATGAATCATGATTCGCCAAAATTGACAGAACAACAGAGGTTCTCACAGTTCGTAGTTAGAGTATTTCAAAAATTTGATGAATTAGGACAATATACTGACACCGAATGGTTCACAACGTTGAGCATCGAGCAACTTAAACAGTTCTATCATTTAGCAAATGACATGTTCGATTATAGGGCGCAACTGAGCGATGAAATGAAGAAAAACATTGTAAAAAATGGGCTCATATTTCACAATTTTAAGTCGACTCTTTCTAAATTTAAGAATGTTCATACCCGTATTTTACAGGTGGAAATTCTTAGAGAAATGGAGCGAGTTATTGATGAAGGTATCGACAAGGAATTCAAAATACTCGGGATGAATCTAATTTTGTCCGCGCTAGTCGAAGTTAGTCATCGGGCCTCATTAGGCCTTCCTCATCTTGTCCAGAGCACTTTTTTCAATGATTAGTCCGCGTATACGATTCCCGCAATACCGGCCTCAATTCTCAATACATTATAATTCGTAGCATAAATATTCAATTGCGTATCCTTTTGAATAACACACTCATTTAGCACTAAATCAAGTGTAGCGCTGTCAATTCTACTAAAATTACACGTCCCACTTGGCTGAAATTCTTCGGGTTTTAATGAGAATGAATATAAATAAATAAAATTACGAGGGACGCGCGTATGATATTGGTAGGGCTGAACTACTCGGAAAACGAATGGCTCCCTCCTTTTAAAGCGCTCTTGTCCCTCGAAGCGGATGGTCGCTGAGTCAATGGTATCCCCTGGAATGAGTTCTCCATTACTAAAATCAAAGAAATCATAGGCCTTATTCGGGCCAAATTGGAAAATGCGGTTCGTTTGTAAAACCCATATCAACTCCTTGACTGGTTGATTAAAATACATTGGAACCAATATATTCTTTTCATTCACGCCGACGGTATTAACCTGTAATTGGTCAATCAGATATTCCAATGAGCACGACGTAAATTTCTTGCGCTCCTCATTTTCCAAAAATATATAATCTACCCATAAACTTGCGTCAATAATGGTTTTCCCTTCTACAATACTGCTACTTTCTCCACCCAACCCCGGCGGAAGTCCATTGCTAGAAACCCAAAGCTCATCGAAGTTTCGGAAAGCTACTATGATTCGAACCTTTGAATATTGGAGGCTTATCAATGGGAGAGAGAGGCCTATATTTCGGTTAAACCAGAATTGGAGGGGAATATAGAGGTTGAGTGGTCCGGGTTGTGTATCAGTTGTGAAATCGAAATGTTTCCCAATCATCAAATTATAACCATACTCTTTTTCGGCGGTTAGTGTAAGTTCGCTCCATATTTCCAACCACTGACCATACTGTCTATCAATCAAAAAGCCTCCAATTTCAATGTCGATATGTTGAATAATCGCGTGTCCAATCGCATTAACCCAACTTACAGTATAACAAGGATTATCTTGTGGATTAACATTCAGATTCGGAAGTCGAACATTCAAGAAGATTTCGTGGACTAAATCAGCCTGCGGGTCAATATCACAGTACACTTTTGTCCCGAAATTGACAATTCCGTGAAATAGTTGCTGGATACTCTCAATCGCAAAATTTGTATGTCTTTTATAAACACCTACAAAAAATGTAATCTGTGGGTTTCCTGTAAGATACACATTTTGTGGTCCATAAGCGCTTAATTGTAATAATCCTCCGGGCATATTATATAATCTATCATACTTTTTAAATTCATAAAAATTGA